GATATCGACAGGAACGGTTTTGATATCAGGGGCGTGCCATGGAATGATGACTTGCCTCAGGTGGTTCACAATCTGCTGCGAAACCTCGTGCTTACTTGGTGCCAGAGACTTCTGCAGGACAGGCCGTCTGCAACGGCCTTTCCGAATACAGCAGAGATTAGAGATATTGAGGCTGCTCGTGCGGCGGCTTCCTTGATCGAATACATTGAATTTGAAAACAACATCGACTCAAAGATGTTTGATGTACTTCAGATGGCGTGTGCTCATGGTATTGGCGGGCTTAAGTGCTACTACGATCCCGTATTGGAAGAGATCAAATGGGATCTGGTCACAATCTTTGACTTCTTTGTGGACAATGTAGAGAATCCAGAGGAGTCCAAATGGGTCGTCTTTAAGAGGTACGTTGACCTGTATGACGCTAAAGAAATGCTACGCAAGATAGGTGCATCTGAAGAGGTTCAGGTAACCGAGTACCAGGTGGGCGACAATGAAACCAGAGAAGGCGTAGAAGTGTTTGAGCTTTGGTATAAGCCAGACAGCAGAATCAAGAAAGGCCTCTATGCTCTCATTGTTGATGGTAATGTTACCGAGAACATGGAGTACCCTTACGAGTTTCAGCACTTGGAAAATCCAGAGAACGACCAGACGCGCTCTTTTCTACCGCTGTGCATGTTTAAGACCGGCTTTTTGCGTGGCACGATATACGGTGACACCTGGATGAACGATGCAGTTCCAATCCAGCGGCAGATAAACGAGATCGAGTCTGTCTTGGTCAAGCTACGTAGAGACACAGGCGCTGTAAAGCTTATTGCGCCTGGCACCATTGTGGATACATGGGATGAAAGCAACGCCTTGATCAAATGCGATGACCCTCAGAAGGCAGATATGATGCGCTTCATCGATCCACCAAAAATTAACAGTTTATTATTTGAAGACAGGGACAGATTAGAGCGAAGGCTTTATGATATCGCTGGTCTCAACGAGGTTCTTACTGGGGCTGAAAGCACCAAGTCTGGCACGTCGGCAAAACAGATTGCTTACATTAGCCAGCTTGACAATATGAAACATGCTGGTACTGCAAGAAACATAGAAAAGTTTTTAATTCAGTTATGGCGAGTTACATTGCATTTAGTTAGGAAGTATTATGTTTACCCAAGAGTCATTAGAATCATTGGAGAGTCTAATCAAATTTCAGGTCTTTATTTCGTTGGTTCCGATATTGACGGTGTTGATATTCGCCTTGAGCCCAGAAGCGGCTTGGAGCGATACTCTGCTACGAAAGGTGAGAACGAAATTAGCCGTATGCAGCTTGGTTTTGAGCAGCCTGAGAACGTCGCTGAAACATCGCGTACCGGCCAAATGGAGACTGCTGAGGAGGCGCATCTTAAGAGTCAAGTTCTGGAGCAGGCGCAATACGCTCTTGAGGGCGTCCAGGTACAACCGCTAACAAATGTTAATCCTGCTTATGCTTCTCAGGTTCTTCTTGCTTACCTTAAGGCGCTTGAGGAAGCGGGCGATGCTGACGATATGATGATCATCATGCAGCTCAAACAGGGCTATGATGACCTGGCCGCAATGCAGGCTCAGCAGGCTCAGCAAGCCCAGCAGATGCAACAACAGCAGCAACAGCAACAACCACCTGGCCCACCTGGCCCACCACAAGGGCAGGTGCAGTAATGCCTATTCAGAAGGTTGGGTCAAAGTACAGATACGGAAAAACTGGAAAGCTGTATGACACCAGAGAGGAAGCACTTCGCCAGATGAGAGCCATCAAGGCGCGAGAAGGCAAAGCAAAGCAAATTGCCGCAGAGAGGGTTTCCAAATGAGCGAGAATGGCTGGCATGAATACAGCAAGCTTGTGCTCTCTGAGCTTAACAAGCATGGTGAGAAACTAGAGAAGATATCAGAGGAGATGGTACGCCATGGGCAGGAGATTGCCCAGTTAAGGCTGAAGGCCAGCACCTGGGGTGCTGTCTCAGCTGCGATTGTCTCGATAGGAGCCTACGTCATGTCAAAGCTAGGCAGTTAAAGATTTAACATTGCTCTCATCTCATAAGAGAGTATAAAATAAGGAGAACACCTATGGAAAATGGTGACGCTGTAACAGAAGAGGTCTCAGCACCCTCTCTTGAAGACCAAATGCTTGAAAGCATTAGCGAAAATGAGGAGTCGCAATCCTCCAGCCCCGAACCTGAAGTTCGTGCAGATGAAAGTACCGACACTGAAGAAAACGTCGCGGCCCCTGAGGGAACAGAAGAAGAGAAAAGTGAAGAGTCAGTACCTAAGAAGTCGTTTCTAAAGCGGATTAATGGGTTACAAGCAGCAAAGAGGAAGGCCGAAGCGAATGCGCAGGAGCTTGAGTCTAAGTTGTATGAATATCAGTCTGTACTTGAAACAGTTAAGTCCAGATTGGATTCAACCGAGAAACGCTTGGCTGAGTACGAAGAGAAAGACCCGCGAGATGTTGAGCTTAACCGATTAAAGGAAGAGCGCAGCCAACTCGAAACAAGGTCTAAACTTGAGCGCGAAGCCAACGCCAGACGACGTAAGTTTGAGGAGCAACAGCTAGTTGAAGAAAGAGCAGATCAGATCATTGAACAGGCATCCGAATTGTCTGAGAAATATCAGACCTTTAGCTCAGAAGAACTGGTTATACTTTTCAGCAAAGTCGATGATGGCGATATGAAACAAATTGCCAGGAAGCTGAACGAACAACGGGTTAAGAAATATAAGAAGGTGCTTGCTACTAATGGTGGTGGCCGAGCGCCGACGCCGATCAGACCGCAAGGGGCTGCATCGGCTTCAACCGGAAACAGCCGTGATGAAATGGTTACGTTTCTGGAATCTATGGGGAAATAAAAAATGGCTATTACATTTGATGAGATTGTACAGCTTGTTGCCAGATTTGGTAACTCGGTCGTGCAAGAAGAAGCTAATATGGCTGCGCCGTTTATCGGCAAAGGCACTATTAAAAAAGAAAAACATACCGGTCATGTAGGTATCGTCAATCTTAAAAGCGGTGGTATTGCATCTACTCGCTTTTTGAAAGATGGTGCTACACTGCCAAATGCGTCCAATAAAGATATTTTTCAGTTGTCTTACCATCCAAAGGCATTGTTCAGTCGATTAAGCGTACCTCGTATTGCTGCGTTGACTGCTATCTCTAAGCAGGATGGTGTAAACTTGGTTCGTGAGCAAATGCAAACCGTCGGAGAAGATTTAGGTCGTACTCTTGGGCGAGCATTGTTTGCAGAAACTTTAGGCACCACAACTGGAGATGACACTGCGGCTGCCAGCATAGTTGAATTTGGCGCAACTCAGGCTGCTGCCGGTGCTGCCATTGACGTTTCCGGTTATCGTGTTGGGCAGGTTGTTGCTGGTTTAGTATCAACTGGCCCTGCTGACCTCTGGGGTCGCGTTACTGCGGTAAACCATAACCAGGGAACTGGTGCAGGCGCAGGCATTGGTGGAACTGTAACGATGTTTCTTACCACTGACGATCCGGGGCTTTCGGCAACTCCCGGTGGTACACCAGCGGGAACACCAACGGTCGATGGATCTGCATCAACTCCACACTTAGCTGGCACTGAGGATCTTGACGTCGGCGGCGGCAACTCAGATAACGCTATTGTGTCGCTGCTGGATGCTGCTTCGTCAACCGTGGTAACAGGAACCATTGGCGAGGCTGGTAACTACAGTGATGCAAGTGCTGCCAATACACCTGACTACAAGGGTAATCAGGCAACGTCAGGTGGTGATCCAGACGACTATGTTTCAGAAATGGATACATTGTCTGCGAACATTACTACGCGAGCTGGAAAGCCTTGGACACATACCGTAATGAGCAGCTTAACGCTCGCTAAGTATGTTTCCAGTTTGGTTGCGCAGCGTCGTTTCAGCGGCGGCGATCCTGCCGAGGGAACCTTTACGAAGGCGACCTACATGGGCAAGCCCATGATTGCTGATGAAAACATGGTAGACGATACCATTCTTTTCTTCAACGATAAGGATGCTAAACTTGCTGTATGGCGAGAGACTGCTCCTGACAGTGATGGCAAAAGTGCTGCTATGGTTTCCGATAGCTCGTTCATTTATGATACGCAGTTGTTCGGACTCTATAACACTCGCATTACTAAGCGAAGTTGTCTCGGTAAGCTCTCCGGCCTTTAAGCCCGGAGCGCATTATTAATACCTGCCCCCTTACGGGGCAGGTATTCTTTAAGGATTTTTATGTATATGGCCTCGATTAAAACAAAGCAAAGATTGGCCGAACGCAGACTCAAGGGAAGAGGCATTAAGTTTTCTGTCTCCTTTGGTTTGCCATTCTTCTTTGAGGAGGTCTCTATCGATCTCCCGACTGGCGAGGGCATAAATATTAAGCTGGCAGGCGAGATGCCAATCATGCCATTTGAAGACCACATGAGCGTAACACATGTTCTAGCTGGCGAGATTAGCCGGGTTATGGCAATCGAGGCCGCCAAGAAAATAGAGCAAGACGTATTAGCTCAAAACAATGTTCTTCAATATAAAGCATTGGAGGCCAGAGGCGAATTTAATGAGTTATTGGAACACATTAGTCGGCCACGGGTTCAGGTGCCAGGAGATGCCTAATGAAGTTAAAAGTTGCTCGCCAGCAGGTATTGAATTTACTGGACGATCCAGATGGACAAAGATGGTCTCTTGCGACTGCTGGGTTTGATACCTCCAACGAGGTAGATCTTGCACTGCAGGGCGCTGCCGTTGAATGTTTATCGCTATACGTTCATGCGGGCGGTGATTTTTTTGATGTTGTTGAGCAGGTAACAACTATCGATGGAACACATCAGTTTGACAATGCGCCTTTTCTTATTAGGGCCGTTCAGCTTAAAAGCGGAAATAACAACTACAGAATACACGGCACCAGAGAGCAGGATATCCAGGTTGATAGCTCATCCGGCCACACTGTTAAAGTAAGGCTGGTGTACATGCCGGACTTTTCTGGCATCGCTGCAGCTACTGATCAGATACCTTTTTCGTTCGGAGTAGGATCGACAATGGACTTCCACCTGTTTAACCAATGGGTGATAGCGGTTGCGGCAAAGAACTTAACACCAAAAGAGAATGAGACTAACACATCTCTCGATGACCGCATAGGAATGCTGCAGAACTCCTGCACTAAAGCACCTGAGGTTCCAAAGACTGTTACTTTTCCGTCCACAAAGGACAACAACTTCTCTATCGATGCAGCACTCTATAGATGGTCTTACGTCGCAAGAGATAACATAGCCAATAAGACTTGTTGCTTAAGGCTGCACAAACTGGCGTTAAGATAAATATGTATGGTGCAAGAACCATACCAGGTCAAACATTCGACCACACAAGAAGGTATCAGGATGATATTGTTGTATATTCTGATTCCTCGTTACGCTCTGCCTTAGGCGCAATCAAGCGTGGAAAGCGCATTGTTGTTGCATCAAGAATAGTTGTATCGAGAAGCATAGAGGTCAACATTATTGATGATGAGCCCACTGTCATTGGCGAGCCTAAGTCACAAGAGATTGTTATTACCGGCATGGGCGGAGGCAGACTTGAGGCAAAGCATGGCGTGGACCCATTTGAGCTTATCATCTTTCGAGGTGAAGGCCTGCAGGATCTCATCATACAAGACCTCAGCTTTGATGGATTTAAGAGCGTCATTGGAATGTACAGGGTTCTTGGGCCAATCTTTCCTCCTGCCGGAAGTGCAAACCTGCAAAACACAATCATCAAAAACTGCATCCTTAATAACTGCAGCTTTATGGTAGGCAAGGACGACTACGGCGCTTTCCCTGCTGGCCCATACATGACAAACTGCAAGATACTTAACAACCTTGTCATTTCAGACCTAACAACAAACTGCAGCCTCGTAGATGGGTTTGGAGCAGTCAACTGTGTATTTTCCAATAATGTTTGCCAGGGGAATACCGGCGACTCCATAAGCCTTTTAGATTCTTACGATACCTTCATATCTAACAATAAGTTTGATGGCGATGTACGAGCCGGGCTGCATAACTGTACTATAAGCTCCAATACTGTTTCAGGACAAGCGGTGTTCTCGTCGGGCGTATTCATTGGCAACACCAGCAGTATTAACGGGAACGCATTCAAGGGGTCAACTCCGGCGCTAGATCTTACAAGTCGCGGGTACTACAGGGTCAATGATAACTATATTAAATCTATACAGCTTCATCCTGCTGCTACGCCTGGAAGCGTGATAACGGGGAATGTAATAGATCCAAACAACTCCCTTGAGCTTATTGTAAATGCAGAGGGATGGATATCAAGAGACAATGTAGGGTATGATCTCGGCAGGGAGATGCTTACTCCAGGTAGAATATCGCAGGCTGGCGAGTACCTTGGTCAAACTATTATCGATGGCGAAAGATACATGTTTGAAAAAGAGCTTGATATGGTTATCGGCCTTCCTTTATGGGAGGCATTGAGCAATGACCATGACGCCACACAAATAGCGAATGTTCAGTTCTACATTCCCTGGAATAGAAAGTTTGTTCTGAGGCTGCATTTTGTCCTTGAGGACGACACTGCAGCCGCAAGGAACCTGCTGATAAGGATTAACTCCAGCTCAACATCTCAGTTTATGCTGCTTCCTCCTGGCTGGCATCATGAACAATCCGTAAACGAGAAGGAGTTTGGTACGCCTGTCACGCTGGAATGGTACGTTGACTGCTCGTCTAGTGTTGGGTGGGAGGCTGGAACCCAGCACCAGATATTTTTTCAGGTAAAACAGTCGTCTACATTCGGGATAGGAACTCACATGGTGATTAAGGCTGGTGACGAATGGGGGCCTCTCAGCGTGGTGGCAGAGGCTGTACACGATGACGTAAATGTTATGATTCCTCCTCGACCTGCACCTCCTGCACCTCCTCCAAGGTTGCCGGGACCGCCACCACCGGAGGGTAAACCATGAAAATAGAAACCTCTACATGGGACCATAGAAACACATGGCAGTCACAGTCTGGCGAAACAATAACTCGGCCAGGAGCAGACAACCTGTTTTTAATGGGAGGCGCGTCTTCAGACTATACGCCACATGCTGGCTTCTCTCTTAAGCTGCAGTTCGTGGACAGCACCATCCACTACATA